CTCCTTAGGAAATCAACAAATTTCACATTGATTCCCATCATTAAGAGTCCAGCTACAGAAGTAAGAACAACCAGGATGCAGGTTTTAAGGATCGAGTGCTTTAATTCTTTTAGAAGTTTTGCATTCTCCTGCTTAGCTTCTTCCGCTTCTGTGTGCTCTCTAATGTGGTGCTCGATTCCAAAAGGAAAAGCACCACAGAGTTTGTCCTGGTTTTCCAGAAGGAGATCTATCTTCTGGGAGTCTGTCATGCTGTCATATTTTCTTCTTTCTTCTTGCATGGTCAAAACTCCCCTTTAATAGGTAATCTGATCTTTGAAATCATTTACAGCCACCATATACATCTCATCACCCATGGATTTGTAGGTCTTTCCATTTGAGGAATCCCCCATGGAAATTAAAAGCTCTCCAATTGCTTGATAGATAATTGCATAGGGACAGATATCTAAGAACCAGTGGGCTTCAGTACCCGTGAGATTTGGTGCATATTGGTAATAGCCTACCAACAATGAAGATGCACTAGAAGATGGAATGATAGTCATGGAAGATCCTATCATATAATAACCATCCTGCTGCTGCCAACCACCAGGAACAAAGACATTCTGGGGATCTATATAATTAAGATAACGAGTAGCTCCGAACATCTTAACATATTTCCACTTCCGGAATCTAACTAAAGGGGAAACCAAAGCTGAAAGATCGATTGTCTGAGTATAAAGACTAGAATCTAGTGGAATGGAGGTTTCCACCAGATCCTTTGAAAACTCAGTCTTTAGAATAGATCTGCTGAGGACTGCATTAACTATGACTCCAGCCTCAGCAGTTTTATCCGGGCGCTTAATTACAGAAAGTACGGCATCAACTGCCTCGGCAAAGTTCATTATTTTCTCCTAGGAAAGGATTTCAGCAGCTCTTTGGGGAGTCAAAAGTCCATCTGCTACGAATTGCGCAAATACATCACCTGCGTATGCAACATTAAACTGGAACTCATCAGCAGTTGGAGCAATGACTACGGAATAAACTGCATTGGTATTACCAAGCAAACAAGCACCAAGGATAGCAGATTTCTCAGCTGGAGTCAGTCTTTCCATTACTTGACGCTGCGAAAGATAAACTTCAGGAGGTGGTTGCCTATCGTCTCCAACATAAGCTTCCCAAGGAAATAGAGGATTCAAAGTAAATGCAATATTGGTTCTGACATCCCCACCATCAGCAAGAACAGCAGCAACAGCTTCTGCCTGTGTAGCAAAATGCAAAATAGACATGATTTACACCTTCAAAAAGTCAAGTTCGGAAGCCGCAAGAAAGATAGCATTCCATTCTTTTGGCGTTGGGTTTGGAGTTAAGTTAGTACGGAGTCCACTGGAGAAAGGATTATCTCTATCCAATTTACCAGTATAGGCCCAGAATCTCTTACGTTTAGGGGTCATAAGAGCAACTGCAGTTTCAAGCTGGGCTTCTGTAATTCCAGCATCAACACAGGCCTGAATAAACTGCCATTTGGTAACTGTTGGGCGAAGATCTTTATACGTATCAGAATCTGTGCGAACTTCCCAGTTATTCCCATTATCATCGAAGACCCAGCAAACTTGACCCCCTGCTGCTTCAGCTTCATCTTTTGTTGCGTAACGTGTAATAGCCATTCTTAATGCTCCTATTTAAGGTAGAGTGATGGACCCTCATACAAAACAATAAAATCAGCTGCAGCAGATATAGTAAGCTGCACTCCAACGGAAATATCCGTCGTTTTATCTACAGCGACAGATGGAGCAGAGGAAGAAGATCCATTCTGCACGGAAAAGAAGGCTCCTATTTGAGTATTCGATACACTATAAATCTCGGATCTCCTACAACCAAAACAAGCAGTGGTTGCAGTAGAACTCAATAAAGCCACCCCATTAAATGTCATTTTTAATGTTTTGGTAGCGGCTGTCCCACCTCCACCCATAGGAATAGCCATACTTACAGATTTAGTCACATCAAGTAAATAACCTGCAGGAATAATACCAGCCCCGGAAACTTGAGTGGCAGTAGTATAAGCAGCTCCACCATTAACACTCTCACTACTAAAATCAGCACCAGGGGCATTGAATGTAATAGTGTTTGCATCTGGAACCGATACTATGGAATCATACCAACCAGATGCAAGACTAGGTGAGCCGGGATAAAAGAAACGAAAACCAACATAAGTGGAACCGGTAGTAATTCCATGAGCTGTGGCTGTGATAGTTACAATATTGGAGGTTCTAGAAGCAGTAGAACTGGCTACTAAAGAGGCTAGTAAACACTTCTTAAACCCTGGAAATTTCAATACGAATGGAACACTTCCCATACCAGAAAAATCATCAGGAACTTTACATTCCCGAATCCCTCCGCCATCTGTATATGCGTGAATAAAACTTCCCATGTATTTCTCCTAAGAAAAAACCCCACCATTCAGGAAAGACCGGGAGCGGGCCTGTTGAATAGTGGGATTAGAAAGAAAAGAATTAGCCAGTAGCACCAGCAGTAAGACCCTCAATGACAACACAACCCCAAGGATTGCGAAGTTCCAGAGCCATCTCAGAAGTATAGCTTCCGCCCTGACCGTCAGTACCGTTTTCTACGATATTTCCAGAAGCTCCGTATTCTTCCACCTTAGCATTACGACCATTCATGTAGGCCAACTTGATAGAAGGAATATCCAGAATAATCAGGCGGCCAGCAGTTTCATCGTAACCATTCAGAAGAGCATGTTCCAGAAGACGCAGCTTTCCTTTATAGCAGGTGAAGGATTGATAGTCCATACCGAAATTGGTAGTTTCCGGCATTAATTGAACCTGACCATTCTTGATAGCAATCTGATTAACAACTTCAATCGCTTTAGAATCACCGAAAGCATAACGCATACGAGGATTGCTCAGATCGGTAGAATACTTGAACGCTTTGGCTACGTAAGTAACAAATTGAGTTAAAGTAGTAGTTCCGCCAGCAGTCACATAGTTTGCATTGGAAGTATATTGACGAACAGCATCAATAATACCTTGCGTTGCATGAATTGGCTGGGCACCAGAAGTATCCATCTTGGCCTGGCCCCAAATACAGGCAGTTTCCTGCTCAGCTTGGTGCATCAAAGCCGCATCAGCTTTACCTTCAGCAATATTGGAATAACCAATTTCATGCAGAGAAGCTTTAGCGGTTCCAGTCACAGCCCAAGCATTACGGAAAATCTGCGTAAAGTTGGAAACATAAGTAACCGGGAATTGGCGGGCCGTAGGACGCGCACTATTTTCAGGCTTGGCAGAACCGACCTTGATAATCTTATCGCCGTTAGTTCCAGTCGTATCAGCAACTCGACCAAAACCTTTTTTGACAGTAACAACATTACCAGCAACAGCAGTAACTCGCATATTCTCACGGGTGGTTACATTATGGATAATATCATCCACACCAATACCAGCGGCAGAAGTCAGAGTAATAGTTGCAGCCGCAGCTAAATAGCTAGACGCAACAGTAGTAGAAACGAATTCCACAGTCTTGCTGAAATAGCCATGAGTAGAAGCCACAGCAGTAGTGGTTCCCATCATTGCAGAAAGACCAGTAATGGGAGAAGCCCCATTAGGCATAAGCCGCATAAGAGTTGCACAGAGCGACCTTTTGTTCAGTTCCGTAGGATGCCCAGTTCGGGGAACTGTGTTAAAAATACCTTCCATCAAAGCCATTGTAATGTCCTTTATTAACTAGTTAAGAATGCTTCCCAATCATCAACTTCACCAGCAGTTTTCTGCGTTTGTTGAGATTGGGGTGTGGGATTCATAGCTGCCTGTACCTCGTTAAGATAGCGAACAGCTTCTGTTTTGATTTGTTCTGCGGATGCGTCGGGATTTTGTTTAGCCAGCATACTTGCGATCCTAGCCAGTTCTGCTTTCACAACAGGATGGCTAGCATTAGGTACATCTGCCAATTGGCTCGAAATGAGCTGTTCCTTTACTTTGTTTCCTAGGGTTTTCTTTTCATAATCGGCACGCGAATTCAAGTGGGTATCAGTTAAAGCCGCTCCATGACCAATTGCAGCTTTGTAGGCATTTTGTGCCACTGCATTCATCATTTCAATCAAAGCATTAACATCTCCACCTTGAGCACGCTGCATTAATTCAGGATTCACACCACTAGCAAATTGAAGTTTTCCTGAAACTTCAGAAAGAACCTTATCGTCCAACTTGAAAGATGGAGCAACATCTTCTGCTTGATTTTTGCTAGTATCAAACATATTCTTATATACGTCAAGGGGATTAACCGGCTCAACAGGCTTTTCAGCCGCTTGTGCTGGAACCGGAGCTGGTGCAGGAGTTGGTGCGGGAGCCGGTTTATTATTACCCATGATAGAATCGAAAATACCCATTTTTATTCCTTCGAGATTGAGAGTAACGTTGATAAAACAAGGAGTTGACCAGAGACAAATAAGTGTTTTTTATGCACCGACTCTGGGGTTTCTGCCAGAATGGGAAGCTCCAAAAGGTCCCTACTACATTCTCTTGCAAGACCTTTTAGATAATCCCGAACTGTTGGATCATTGAACACTGCGGTTAAGTGATCAATTTGCACCGGAGTTAATGTATGATCCGGTAAGATTTGATTAACAAGACTCATTAACGTGCCCCTAATTCCTGTTGCCTTAATTGAAGACCCTGCTCACGAGCTGCAATTTCCTGCTGCCTTAAATCCATCTCCTGGATATTATTTGCAAAATCAGGACTTGCCTGTTGTGTTTTATCTCCCTGTACAGGAGAAGGCTGTGTTGCCGTGGGCGCTGCCTGTGGTGCATATTCAGAAAGTCCCTTAACTCCCATAAGTTGCGCCAGATGTGCAACAATGTTTGGAAGCATTTGCCCATAAGTTTGCTGCAGGATAGGACTCTGACTGATCATGGTCATCACTTGGATAATTCCCTCAGTACTTGCAAGCTTACTCTTTGGAGTATATCCATCAGCAACCTGGAAGGCTAAAACTTTTTGCCTAAGTTGCTGAATCTTAACCTGCATTTCCTCACCTGTACGCTGGGAAATAACGACAGAATCTTCCCCATACTGGAAGATGTTGAATTTGAGGATTTCTTTGAGGAAAACAAAGAATTGAAATTCCATGGCGAGTGCGGGAAGCCTAAGTCTGGAATCTGCCCCGCCCATTGTATCCCGCCATTCTACAACTGATTTATTTCCCTTCTGGAATTGACCCTGCATTGGGTTGTTAAGTCCAGAAAGTTCCTTCCCAAAAGAAACAATTTGCATCCCAGATTGCATTGCTCCCTCTGTTCCCCTTGGATCAAATGGGATTTGATGATAAGCATCGGAAATGGTCTTTCCATTAAGTCCGTTCATCCTAACAGGAATCTTAGGAGCAGGGACAGGGGCATTAATATCCTTGATATTTATTACATTTGGATCATATAAAGCCCTGTCTGAGACGGCCCTTCTTGCAGCATTGAAACTGATATTGAAAAGAGTAGAGGCTGCCTGCTGAATAGGAATTGAGCCTTCTGCAATAGACTTGGTTTGATAATCAAGGCCATCCTCAAAAGGCTGACAGAAAAGGATTGGAAGATAGTCAAAAGCAGAAATGATCCTTTTCACACTGATAAGGATATCCCCATTGATAATTTGAAACTGGTAAATCTGCGGTGTGTTTCTGGCAGGTCCTGGGATTCCAATATCTGAAGGACAGAGTCTGGCATACAGTTTAATAAGCTCGTAATTTCCTACGATATTCTTCTTATTTCCACTTTCATCCTGGCCAGTAAGAAAGGCCTCCCAGTTGGTAGAAAGAGGTTTTCTACTCCCGATGTAATCTGAAACCTGTGGATGCTGCCTGTAATTGGGGGCTTCTCCAGTAATATAACTATCAAGAGCTTCCTTTGTGTTCATCACTTCTGACTCAGAGGAAAGTTTATTGAGAAGTCTTTTCAATTTCTGCCGGGAGAGAATAGAGATATGCCCGGCATAATCTCCTTTTGCGGAAATATCCCCAGGCGCTGTGTTTCTATCCCAGATAGTATTATAGAGATCCATGCGAGTGAGCTCTGTGTAATGCATGGAATTCTTCTCTACTTTGTTCTTGTCTCCTGATGCCACAAGTTCATTCATGACGGAATACTGTGGAATGGAGGTCCAATCAGTTTCCACAGCTCCTAGGTTATATTTAACACAGTCACGAATAAATATAAGTAACTGCCTAGGATAACCACCCAACTTAGCATGATCGTCAAAAAGAGCTTCCAATGTTGCCGCATCGTCTCTATTAGCTGGGCTAGACACGATAGGGAATAACGGGGAGCCGGACAGGAATACTTCTGCAAGATATCCGACCATACTATCGACTTGAGCAACAATAACAGGGGGAGTGGTAGAAGGGCTATTAAAAACCCCAGCAGGAGTAGTAGCAGCATCAATTCCTTCTCCATGAACAGTTCCAGTTACTGGATCGATGTTTGTCTTGTATAAAGAATAGGCGGTATCAATGGCTTCCATTTTGTTCCAATACTCTTCGTTTTCACGATGCTCACGAAGGACATACTTGGAATATTCAATGATTGCCTGCTGAACCTGCTTTGAAACTTGTGGCATGGTTTTTCCTCAGAAAGGTGTATTATTCGATAGAACCTTGCATTCCCCATCTATAGTCATCCCAAAATCAAGAAGAGTTATCATGTGCCAGTATTCGTTTCGGATATCCAAACCATATGCACAAGCATCCAAAAGGTCATCTTTATTATCAGATTTTCCTAATTTATATGTGGAAGCTTGCCAGGTGAAATCCCTGCGAGTCTGTGGGTCATGAAGATAATAACTCTCATTGTATAGTTCTGCTATAAAGAGACGTATTCTTGATTCCTTACTTCTTCCATGTGGTTTTAATGGAACCACTGCCAGGCCATGCATTTGGAATTGGGCTATGTATTTCATGAGCCAGAATCCCAAAGTCATTTGATAACCTGTATCCTCAACCCCGATTAATGAACATCTCCATTTTACAGCCAGAGCCAGAGCTTTAAGGATAAGTTGCTCTGGGTCCATGATTCCCTTAGCTGTTTCTACAACTGCAGATTTCTCCGCAAGTTTAAGATGAACAACTATTACGTTATCATCACTTGTTTTTCTGAATCCGGCTGGGTCAATTGTAATAAATGCACCATCAGGATTTGAAAGCTGGAATTCCTCAAAGGGAGAATCTGGGAGTCCGTGTGGAAATATATTCTGGGCTGTGCTTGTTGGGTCATTCATTACCTCTGCAAACCAGACATGACTCATTCCAAGAGATTCATCATGGTAATAACCTTCCATGAGATCTTCCAAGGAGAAGAGTTCTGGCCAAAGAGGCTGTCCATCTTCCAGAATTGCACCAGTAATAAGGGAAATCCAATAAGGATTCTTTTTAAGTTTGCCAAGGACACAATTGTCAGAATACATGTTTCCAACGTAAATTATGAGCCTATTGCTTCTTGGGGAAATTGCCTTAAAAATAGTTCCAACAAGTGTGGAAAGAAGTGTGGCAGAATCTGTGAGACTTTCACTGTTCTTTTTGGTCTGTACGTCATCGCAAAAGATAACATCTGGCCTGGCATGTTTTAAGTTAATACCACGAATCCCACCCTCCCAGCCCCTTGCCACAATGGAAACAGCTTTATTGTGATATCTGGATTTCTTGGTATCTGCGCTGTTTATGGAAAGACCCCCAACCCAATCCCCATACACAGCAGTTATGTTATCACTGGAAAGGATATCATGAATATCTGCCAGGAGAAGCTGGGCCAAATCAGCATTTGCACAAACAATGAGAACAAATTGGGCCTGGTCATAAACAATCATCCAACAGATTAAAATCTTAATGAATGTTGTTTTAGCATGACCCCGGGGAAGTCCTAGGGCAAAACGCAGAAGTTTCCCTACCTGTTCCGGATTCCTCTGCATCAGAAGTTGGAAACATCCCAGGTAAAAGACTGGGAGTTCATAGACACAGACTTCTGGAATACATAGGGAAGCAAAGAAATTTATATCAATCCGGCCTCGGTTGTAGATTTCCTCAATGGAAAGAACTACTTCTGCTGTTTCACTCATGTTATGGTTTTCCTAAAAGCATCTCCGAAAGGGGGATATCATACCAGGATTGATTGATTGGGAACTGCCTTAGTTCTTCTGCAGTAAAGTGTTGTCTTGTTTGAGCAAGTCTTGCGTCAGCTTCCCCAGCAGTTTTCTTGTAGAGTTCGGTCCTAAGGGACTTGTCTATGCTTTTGAGACCTTCTTTATCTGTCCAATCAACACTCTTATCCCTTTTCAAGCCAATAACCTTCTCTGCATATTGCTGCTTGGTTCTGGAATCATAAGGAATATTTTCAAGGGATGCGCCAGGACTCCAGCCTTCCTTCTTTTGAACTGCATGTTGAATTTCATGGATTAAGATACTCCTGGCCTCTTCAGGAGTCCTTCCTGCTGCTAGAATAGTATTTGTGGCCGGGTCAAAATATCCAGCCGCTTTCTTTGTTCCATGCCCGTAGATTACGCCTATATCCTTAAGTTCCGGATAGTTAGCAAATAAAGAAGGGTGCTGAAGGATTTCATGCAGCTTTGCTGTATCCTTGGAATATCTTACAGGCTCCGTGGAAAGGTAGCGTTCAGCATTCATGTCAACAAGAAGATGGTTTGGGTCAATCTTTGCAGAGGCATCAGAAATCTCTTGCCTGGGAATTTTGTCAGGATGCCCGAGCCAGGTTCCAGTTTCCTTTGTTATTAGATCTGTGTTTTGGCCGATACGAGCTTTTTCTATGGCCTTTCCTGCCTCTTTGACAGAGAAAAGTTTTGCATTTTTCCCAATTAGGGTCCCAGCTCCGCCGCCAATAAAATTGGTAGGCTCACTAAAATGGTTGATGATAGTATCTGCGGCCCGTGCAACGAACTCATTAACTCCCGCATTTAGATGCGGCTGAATTCTTTCTTTCTTGAGCCGCTCTTCCTCTTGTGCATTATCTATGAATGTTTTCTTAGCTGCTTGTACCCGGCCATGGATGTAGCCAAGAAGGGAAGGAAGAATTTCCATTGTTTTGTCCTTTATTGGAGGGCAGAGGTCTCCGACCTTCGGTTTATTTGGAAGGGAAACTTGAGCCTTTCGGTTTCCATTGGAGGAAAAAGGGAAACTTGAGCCTTTAAGCCCACGCTTCGCGGTTCAGTGAATAGTTATCTCTTGTCTCTTCTGGAGAATGAGCGCGCCAGCTTCCAAGATAGAAATACAGTCATCCATGGATAATCCCACGGGAGTTCTCACAATGAGTTCTCCGGTGGGATGTAATTCCAGAGTAATTTGGTGGGATTCCAATCTTGGTGCAGGTAGAACAGAGGTTGCCATATTAAGACTTAGGCAGCTTGAACAACTGTTGCAGAGCCTTCTTTTGGTTCTGCAAGTAAGTTTGCGTGCTCATTTTTCATCTCCTCAAAAAGTCTGGTTACTCGTGCCGCGGGAAGGGGAGCTAAAGCTCTTTCCCCAATTGCTATCACCTCATTTTCTTTTGTGATCTGAATTTCATGCTGGACTAATCTGTCTGGCATGGTTATCAGGACTTGTGTGTTATTAAAAATCGGGCCGCCCTGGAGTGGTATAGGATTCTTTTTTGCTTCCTGTGCCCTAGAAAGGATTTCAAGTGTCCTGGCAAGTTCCATATATGTGGCCTCGTCAGAACGTTTCATCATTGAGTCAAGAATGTGGTTCTTGAGTCCAGCCATTTTGGTTTCGGCCAAGGCTTCTTCTTGATCTTTTCCTTGATTCTCTAATTGGGCGGCCTCTATTTCCAGTTTGACATCCTCACGGGAAAGAAGCTGGGAAATCCGTCCAGGAGAAACGCCAATGATTGCGGCCACCTGTCCAGGGGCAAGACCTTTTTTAAGGAAAGCCAAAGCGCGGTTTTCGTCCATGTCGCGGTTCCTTTCTTTCGTTCAACCAATAAGGGAAGTGTAGCAAAGGGTTTGGGGGGAAGCAATGTCCTCTTCTTCCTTTTGTTCTTTTTGTTCCTCTTCCTTCTTTTCCTTTCATTCCTCTTCCTTTTGTTCCTTTGTCTTCCTTTTTCTTTTAAGTTGGGGAATGAAAATTTTTTAGGAATTTTTTTGGGACTGC